AAACGAGCCTAAGCCGGATAAGAAAAAGCATAGGCGGCCTACCTGGATAAAAGACAAACACGGTAAGCAGGCGTGGACGTATTACTCAGATCTACTCGATGAGCTAGGAGTAGTTACTACAGCAGACCGTATAGCTATGGAGCAGCTAGCTCAAAGTTACGCTAACTGGAGAAAATGCCAAGAGGCTACGGAGAGGGAGGGTATTGTAGTAGACGGCAAGCGTAACCCTAACGATATAGCGGCACGGGATTGGTACGATAGGCTAATTAAGATCCTCGTAGAGTTCGGGTTAACTCCCTCTAGCCGTAGCCGTATCGTAGTAGATAAACCTAGCGAGGCTATCCTAGCGATTAAGCCCAGGGAGCGGTAATCAGTGGCAGATAAGCTAACTAAGTCCTGGATACGTACGGCAGCAGACGAAAAAGCAGCCTCTAAAGGCTACTTTATGGACGAGGAAAGAGGGGAGCATATATGTAATTTTATAGAAACGCAGCTCTGTCTCTATGAGGGAGACTATGCCGGTAAGCCTATTAGGCTTTTAGACTGGCAGGTAGAGCTGTTTTATAGGCTGTTTGGATGGGTAAAACATAGCGATTTTTACAATAGAACGATTAGACGTTTTAGAATTGCTAGCGTATGGCTCCCTAAGAAAAACGGTAAAAGCCCTACAGGGGCTGCGGTAGGGCTCTACCTGCTAGCCGCAGACGGGGAGCCCGGTAATCATATCTACTCAGCCGCTAGAGACGCTAAGCAGGCTGGGATTGTCCATAAAAATGCTAGGATGATGGTAGAGCAGAGCCCAGCATTACGGCAGCTATGCCAGATAAACAACAGTACCGGAGTTATTAGCTATGCTCCGAGTAATAGTACTTATCAGATAGTAGCAGGATCTAACTACCAGAGCCTAGAGGGGTTAAACGGTAGCACGATTGTAGATGAGGTACACGTATTAGACTCTAGGACTGCCTCCGCTATTGAGCATGCCGGGATCAGCCGTAGCGAGTGGCTACGTTTTGAAATTAGCACTGCAGGCAATAACCCTACTGGCTACGGGAAAAAGCAATGGGAGTACGGAGAGGCAGTAAACCGAGGAGATATAGACGATGACGAGTTTTTGTTTATTAAATACGCAGCCCCCGATAACCTTACAGATGACGAGTTACTAAACCCGGAGGTATGGAGGCAAGCAAACCCTTCGATGGGGCATATTATTTCGGAGGAAGAATTTAGTAAAAGCCTCCACAGGGCTAAACGTAGCCTCTCAGACTGGGCAGCGTTCAAAATGTACCGGCTCAATATCTGGAGTACGTCAGAGAGCCCCTGGCTACGGTCTGAGGATTGGAAAAAGTGCGTTAGAGATTTTACGCTAGAAGATTACGAGGGGCAGGAGTGTATTTTAGGGCTAGACCTGTCTAGGACTCGAGATATGACGGCAGCGGTATTAGTATTTACGGAGGGAGAGGAGTATACAATTATCCCGTTCTTTTGGTACCCAGAGCAGGCAGCTAAAGAGAATGACCATATAGCCCCTTACTTACAGTGGGCAGATAGAGGCTATATAGAGCTCATACCGGGAGACGTTATAGATTATAACGTAGTAGAAAATGCTATATCTAATCTAGCCGAGAGATTTATAATTACAGAGATAGTATACGATAGGATGTATGCGGAAGATATTACTACTAGGCTTGAGAATAGAATAGGCTGTTATCGCACAAACTTCCCTCAAACTATAATGCACTTTGCGGCACCAACAGCAGAACTAGAGCGGCTAGTAATATCCGAGAAACTAAGACACAATGACAACCCAGTACTAAACTGGCAAGCTCAAAACGTCTCAGTAAAAACAGATCCTAACAACAATAAGAGACCGGTGAAGCCGGGGCACGATAACCCGAGAAAGATAGACGGTATAGTAGCCGCTATTATGGCTCTCGGGAGAGCTACTGCCGAGGCTGAGATTATGCCAGCTCTAGATTACTACGATGACAACCCTATAGAGTTACTCTAATGCAGCCTAATAGCTATATTGTAGCCCCTGGAATAGACGCTAAACGAGCAATCGAAAACCCTAATATACCCCTGAGCTCTCCGGATGTATGGCAAGAGGTATTCGGCAGTACTAATACGCAGTCGGGTATATCTATTAACCCTGCTAGCAGCCTTACAATCGCTCCGGTATTTCAAGCTATTAACCTGATTAGTGGGGATGTAGCTAAACTGCCTCTAAACGTATATCAACGCAGGCAGGATCTGGGAGTCAAAGGCAGGATTGTAGACGATAATCACCCAGCGCAGAAGTTAATAAAATACAGACCTAACTCAGAGATGAGCGCCTTTAAGTTTTGGCGTAGAATTATGACTCATGCGCTGCTCTGGAGTAATGCCTACTGCATCATCCGCAGGGATAAAGCCGGTAACCCGGTAGAGTTACTCCCGTTATTGCCGGATAGGACTACCCCACAACGTACCCGAGATGGGCAATTATTCTACGTATCGGAAATAGACGGGGAGCTAAAAGGCTTCGCAGCCTCTAATATCCTGCATATTGAGCAGATAAGTATAACTGGAGAGGCAGATTGCCAATTACTCTATAAGGCTAGAGAAGCATTTGCATTATCGTTAGCTGCTGAGCAATTTGCATCAAAGTACTTTGTAAACGGTGGACGCATAGGCGGTATTCTGGAAATGCCTCCAGGGATGACTAAACAGGGAGCCGATAACCTAGAATCTGGGTTTAGAAAAACGTACGAGAGTATCGATAACTCGTTTAGGAGCGTAATCCTAAGAGACGGGGCTAAGTTCCACCAAGCACAATTTACTCCGGAACAAACTCAGATGACTGCTGCGAGAGACCAGCAGGTAAAAGAGGTAGCTAGGTGGTTTAATATCCCCCCTCATAAACTCGGGGACGATTCTAAAGCCTCTTATAATTCTCTGGAGCAGGAAAATAGAGCCTATTTGCAAGGCTGCTTATCTCATTGGCTAAAAACCGTAGAGTCCGAATGTTACCTAAAACTACTCCAGCCGATGGAGCAGGAGAGCAATAGCCACTTTGTAGAGTTTAATACTGCGGCTCTAGTGCAGGCTGATATATCTACCCAGTACTCTATTTATCGTACAGGGATAGAGGCAGGGATTTTAAGCCCCGATGAAGTTAGAGCAATGCAAAATCTAAACCCCAGACCAGACGGTTTAGGCTCTAAGTATTTGCGTCCGCTCAATATGGAGTACGCAGACCAAGAGCCTGAGGACGTAGTAGAGGAGCCTGCCGAGCCTGTAGAGTCTGAGGAGCCAGCAGAGGAGGTAGTAGATCAGAGATGCGATGATAACTGCCCATGCACTTTAATAGATCCCGCATTTGAGTTACTTGATAAAGAGATAGAGCGGTTTACAGGCTACTTAGTACGTAAGATAAATAGAGAGTTTGCTAAAAAAGGAGAGGGGCGGTTTATAAACTGGGTAGAGGTATCTGCATCCGAAGAAAAGCACGTTTTAAGAGAGTCAATAGCTGGGGCTAGTGCCCTGGTATGCGGTTTAGCGGGTTTTGATAATGATAATTTTACAGACTGCATTGTAGATAGCCTGTTTTTAGACCTATTTATGCAGGTAGAGCGAGCAATAGGGCATAACACAGAGCCCCAAGAGCCTCTAAAAGAGGTAACTAACTCATTTAAGAGTGAAGTAATAGAAATATACAGAGAAAAGCTAAGGAGCAGAGGTTTTAATTATGCGTAAGCTATTCCCTAATGAGCAGCCGGTAACGGTAGAGAGTAGAGCAGACGGTACTAGCACTATTAGCGGCTATGCTGCGGTATACCATAGGGCAGACAACCCAGGCACTCAGTACGAGCTAATGCCTAACTACTACGAGCGGATTCAGCCTGGAGCATTTAACAGAGCTCTAGAGGAGCGGCATGACGTTAGAGCCTTATTTAATCACTCCCCTGACTTTGTTTTAGGGCGTACTAAATCAGGTACTCTCAGATTATCAGCCGATAGCGTAGGGCTACGGTATGAGGTAGACCTACCGAATACTCAGGTAGCTAGGGATCTGGTAGAGAGCGTAGCGAGAGGAGACGTTAGCGGCTCCAGTTTTGCATTTTCTGTAACAGCAGAGGGGCAGGAAATCGAGAGAGCTAAAGACGGGACTACTTACCGGAATATTACAGATACTACCCTTTATGATGTATCGGTAGTTACCTACCCGGCTTATGAGGCTGCTACAAGTGGGCTGAGATCTGCTGAAAACGTAGAAGAAGCTAGAAAAGCGTTAGACAATTGGGAAACCGAGCAAAAACGGGAGCTAAACGCAGTAAAGGTAAGGCTAGCTAAAATTAAACTTGACCGAGACGCATTAGAGCTCTAAATTTAGATTATGTGAAACCGCTAGGGAGTAGCATCTATAAGATTTAGCGAAACCGATAAAGGCTGTAGCATATCTACCCGAGAAGGAGATACGCGCAGCCTTTTTAAGTGCGCTAATAACTAACATAAATTATAGGAGTCTAAGCAATGGCCTTAGATAAAACCCAAGAGCTGCAGGAAAAGCGTAACGAGCTACATGCAGCTATTAACGAGCTAGGAGACTGTAGAGACTCCTGGGATGCAGAACAAGAGCAGCGATGGGATAGCCTCAATGCAGATTATGATAGCGTTGTAGCCGAGCTGCGAGACGAAACCCAAAAGCTAGACGTAGCAGCCCGTTTAGAATCACTCAAAGAGGAGCGAGAAAAGGCAGACTGGCAAGCTCGCCGAAATAACGAACCAGCTCCAATTAATGACGAAACCCGCAGTAAAGCACTCCGGGCATGGTGTAAACACCAAGCGGGGCAGGATGTAGGATCCGATTTACTTGAAGCCGCTAAACGATGCGGAGTAGATCCTACCCGAGCGTTTTATGATTTCGACCTACGCAGCGACGTAGGCGGATTTAACGCTAATGGCTACGGTAAGGAGTTCCGAGCTCAAAGTACTACTAATTCTGCTGGCGGTTATACAATTCCAGAAGGATTTAGTAACGAGCTGGAAAAGGCTCTACTAGCTTTTGGCGGAGTTCGACGAGTAGCCCGAGTAGTTCGTACTGCTAGCGGTAATGATATCCCCTGGCCTACCGTAAACGATACCTCTAATAAAGGGGCTATCCTTGCAGAAAATAATCAAGTATCTGAGCAGGATGTAACCTTTGGTAGCGTAACAGTAGGGGCTTACAAGTATAGTAGTAAGCTAATTCGAGTTAGTGCTGAGTTGATGCAGGATAGCGCATTCAATTTAGGAGCAGAATTAGGCTCTATGATCGGTGAGCGTATCGGGCGTATTACTGCCGAGCATTTTACTACTGGTACTGGATCTTCCCAGCCTCAGGGTATTGTAACTGGTGCAGCCGCAGGGGTTACAGCAGCCTCCGCTACTGCTATTACTATTGATGAGCTAATTGACCTAATGAATAGCGTAGATCCTGCTTACCAGGCTTCTGCTTCTGCCGGTTTTATGATGCACAACAGCGTAAAGGCTGCTCTGCGTAAGCTCAAAGACTCTAACGGACAGTATTTATGGCAGCCTGGGCTTACAGCCTCAGACCCTGATACTCTGTTAGGAAAGCCTGTAGTAATTAATCAGGAAATGGCCTCCAGTATCGCTACGGGAGAAAAAACTGTACTTTTCGGCGCGATGGATAAGTTTTTGATCCGTGACGCAGGCGGTATTAAATTGGCGAGAATGGATGAGCGTTACCGGGATTATGACCAGACCGGCTTCGTAGCGTTCTCTCGCCATGATTCCGTATTGCTAGATGCAGGTACTAACCCAGTTAAGTACTTAGTGCAGGCATAGGAGTTAATTTATGAAAGTTAAGCTGTTAGTAGGCAGAGCTGGTACCGGATTTGTACAGAATCCAGGTGATATCATCGAGGTATCAGATGCCGAGGGGCAGCGGCTTTTAGATAGTAACCAGGCAATTATTGCTGGCTCTCGTAAGGGAGCCAGCAGTAAGCCGGTTATAGAGGCTGCTGCGAAACCAGCCCCTAAACGCAGGGGACGACCGAAAAAGAGCATAAATGAATAATTACGCGCTAAAAACCGTAACCGCTCCTACCGATGAGCCAATAGATAGCACAGAGGCTAAATTGCATATGGCCATAGATGATAGTACGTTTGATACTCTCATCAATGACTATATCAAAGCCGCTAGGATGTATATTGAGGCTAATACCAACCGGCAGATTTGTACTGCTACTTATGATCTGATTTTAGACAAGTTCCCTGGTGCTTCTGGCAGTATATGCCTGCCTAAGGGACAATTGCAGAGCATAACGTCAGTAAAGTATATAGATACAGACGGAGTAGAGCAGACGTTAGCCGCTAGTAACTATAGCGTAACAGACAGCAGGGAGCCCGCTATTTTAGATCCGGCCTATAATAAAACCTGGCCAGCTACAAGGCTACAGCGGGACGCAGTTACGGTACGGTTTGTGTGCGGTTACGGTGACTCTAGCGTAACCCCAGAGGGTATTAAGCAGGCTGCTTTAATGATGGTAGGACACTATTTCGAGCATAGAGAAGCAGTAGCGTTTAATAGCGTACCCTCTGTAGTACCGTTAGCCGTTGATAGCCTTTTATCCGTTTATAAGCTAGGGGATGCGTTCCAATGGTACGAAGCGGCTCGTTAAGGCATAGAGTAGATCTACAGAGTAATGCAGGTAGCGTAGATGCAGCAGGACAGGTAACACAGTCCTGGAGTACTTACCGCACTTGCTTTGCAGAGGTTATCTATAAAGGCGGAGCGGAAACTATCCGAGGGCAGCAGGTAGACGCTACTCTAACTGCTATTATTAGGATTAGATACCCGAGCTCCGGCACATTCCCAGAGGCAGAGCATAGAGTAGTATGGGGTACTCATACGTTTAATATTGTTAGCGTACAGAGGCGAGATACTCATGAGCGGGAAGTCTGGTTATACGTAAAGGAAGTAGCGTAATGGCAGATCCTCCAATATGGTACCAGCTAACCGGCGTAAAGGAGTTAGACCGAGCTCTAGAGCAATTCCCTAAAGGACTAAGGCGTAAAATGGCTAAGGAAAGCCTAAAAAAAGCCGCAGAGCCTTTATTGAAAACTATGCAGGCTCTAGCTCCTGTAGATAGCGGTAAGCTAAAGAGTAAGCTAACCATAAAAAATATGAAACTCTCTAAGGAGAGATGGAGAGCGGGAGTTACGGGAGCAGCAGTCACAGTAAAGGGCAAAAAGCTACGCTATGCCTACCAGGTAGAAACCGGTACTAGTAGAGCAGCTCCCCGGCCTTTTGCACGTACAGCAGCCCGAGCCGCTAGAGGAGCAGTAGTAGCAAAATTTAAGGTAGAGATAGCTAAAGCCGTAAAAACTACGGCTATAAAGGTTAGGCCTAAAGGTACTAAATAATGGCAGACATCGGACGAGGACTTAGAGCCTACCTAGTAGGGCAGAGCAGCGTAACGGCAGAAGTGGGTACCCGGATTTATCCAGGGGTACTACCTCAGGACGCTACACTCCCGGCAGTAGTTTATAATGTTATATTTTCAGATCCTCACGACGTTTTAACCGGTAGCTCCGGAAGCGTTACCAGTACAGTACAAGTAGATATATATAGCGATTCACATATATCCAGTAACTCAGCAGGAGAGGCTATCAGGTTAGTTACTCAGGGTTACTCAGGATCTATGGGCAGCGAGACAATAAACGCAGTTCGACTAACTAACCGTAACGAAACCTACGAGCCTCCTACGGATGGGAGCGATTTAGGGCGGCATAGAGTTTTACTGGAATTCGATATAACACACACTAACACAATCCCGTCATTTTAGGAGTTAATTAAATGGCACTTAAAAACTATGCTAGCCAGGGAGCCTCAGTATCATTCGGTACGTCTGCGTTAACTGGTAAGATTACTAGCATCTCTCAGGTAGAGCAGAGCAGAGAGGCTCTGGATATCACTGATTTATCAGTATCGGCTAATGATCCTAAACTCTATATGCCTGCTGATATTTATGAGCCGGGGACATTTGACATAGAGTTTTTATACGCAGCAGATCAGGGACTACCTGATATCACAGCAGTAGCCGAAACCATTACAATTACATGGCCAAAAGCTACGAGCTCAGGAGCTGCGGCTACTTTTGCAGGATCTGGATTTATTCAGAGCCGATCTACAGCAGCGGCCTCCGTTGGTGAGATTATGAAAATTAATTGCACGGTACAGTTTGACGGCGAAACCGAGCCAACCTACACGGCAGGAAGTTAGAAAAGGAGTTAAAGGTTATGGAGGGATTACAAGTTAAGGATCATCCGGCCACTATTAGTGCCCGAGAGCGTTATGAGGCTCTGGGCATCGATAAACCATTACCGGCAGCAGACCAGAGAGCAATTTATTTAGATAATGATTTGGTAGGGTTTGTAACGGTAGGAGATAATAGCTGCGTGAATTTGATTTGTCATTTTGACGAGACCACTAAGCAGCAGGTACTAGATGCAGTAGCTAGCGTTATGGGCGAGAGTTACGAGCGAGTAAGCATGGTACCTAATGTTGATTTAGAGGAGGAGTTGATAGATGACGATAGCGAGTAGAGAGGCATTACTAAAACTCTGCGAGAGACGGTATAGCACTGTAGAAATCCCGGAGCGGGAGATATCTATACGCATTCAGTCTCTGAGCGAAGCCGAGAAAAGCCAGTATGAAACCTGCCTAATAGCTAAAAACGGCAGGGGGATTATGCGGGAGCGGCTCCAGGATGCTACTAGGAGGCTTATAGCTCTCTGCGTAGTAGACGAGGACGGAAAACGCATATTCTCAGACTCGGACTTATCGGCAATTGCTAACCTAGACTCTTATATATCCTCCCGAATTTATGACGCATGCCAGGAGCACTGCGGATTCAATAAGGGGGATATAGACGACACGGTAAAAAACTCCGAGGGAATCAGCGTAGACGATTCTACTACAGACTAGCTCTGCAGTTAGGATACGTAGACGTTGATTTAATGCTATCTCAGATAACCCCTGAGCAGGCAGATGAGTGGGTAGCTTATGGGGTTTATTTAGAGCCCTTTGGGTTTGAGATGGACTGGCTAAAAACCGGTACTCTAGCCTCTATGGTTTATACAGCTTTAGGAGGTAAGGGTACTGGTACCCGGCCTAGTGATTATATCCCTAATGATAAGCCTGATACGTCCGTAGACGATTTTAGGCAGACGATAGCGGCAAAATATGGCAACGATAGCTAACCTAGCGGTAAACGTAATAAGTAATACCGGCAGTTTTAATAAAGGTATGAGCCAGACTCGTAAGACTCTAGCTAATACAAATAAGGACGTTGGCGGATTTGGGAATAGAATGAAAAGCCTAGCTCTGCCTCTAGCTGCTGCTGCTGCTGGGTTTATGGCAGTTAAAAGCGCAGTAGCTAAGGTTAGTGAGGCTATGCAGAGGCTAGATAGGGAGGCAAAAGCAGCAGAGTCTCTAAATATGCAGGTACAGGATTTACAGGGGCTAGCTTTTGCGGCACAAAAAGCAGGATTAGAGAGTGAGCAGTTTATAACTATTTTTACTAAGCTCCAAAAGAAAATAGGAGAGGCTGCGTTAGGGGGAGAGACGGCTAAAACCCTAGAGGATTTAGGTTTATCTATCGATAAACTAATGGCTATGAATCCACAGGAGAGATTAGCTGCTATTGCAGATGCTATATCTAAGATAAAGGATCCAGCATTACAAGCAGCATTTGCGGCTAAGCTCTTTGAGGAGGAGGGGCTTAAACTTTTACCGATGTTACAGGGTGGCTCTGCAGCAATCGAGGAGCAGCAAAAGAGGTTAATTGAATTACAGGGTACTTTGAATAATTTAGATACTCAGGCGATACAGGATAGCAATGATGCTTGGACAGAGTTAGGTACTGCGTTAGATGGGTTATTCAATCAATTGGCGGTACTATTAGCTCCAGTATTCCAATTTATAGGCGAGCTATTAACAGACATTATAGCGGCAGTAACTCAGGTTATAGATTTGTTTAATAACTGGAATACTGGTACGGATCAACTAACTCAGAGCATGCAACAGCAGACGCAGGCACAAGAGGCAGCAATCATAGCACAAAAGAAACAAGCAGAGGCAGAAAAACAAGCAGCTAAAGCTAGAGAGGCTTTGGAAAAACGAGGTTCACAATTAGCTGAGAGCCTTAGGACTCCGATAGAGAAATATACAGACACAATAGCAGATTTAGATATGCTTTTATCCGAGGGGGTTATATCCTGGGAGACATACGAGCGAGCCGTTAAAAAGGCTAACGATGAGCTAGAAAAGTCCGAGGAGTTTAAGAAGCGAGAGATAAAGGCTATAGAGCGGCAAGCGGTAGGTATAGTTACCCGAGGCTCTACTGCTGCTCTTAGTGCTCAGCAGAAACAGGTAAGAGTATTAGAGCGCCTAGCCGAGCAGAATAGGCTAGAGCTGGAGGAGAGCCGCAAGCGTAACGCTAAGCTAGAAGCTATTCGTAAAAATACAGGCTCCGCAAACATAGTAAGGATTTAGGCTAATGGCAGTAACAAGCGTAAAAATATCTCATGAGGGATGGAGCGGCTCTGCAGATATTAAAGAGGGGTATACTTTTAACGTAACGTACCTAGCCGAGGTAGATGATCCCCAGGACGGCGTATACGAGGTATTGAGCTCTCCTAAAATGCCTACGATAGGATCAGCATACGAGGTAGGCAATGATAGATACTATTTAACTGCTCTCTCTAACCTATCAGCCTCCCCAGTATCCGGTACTCGTAACCTCTGGGAAATCGTAGGGACATACGGGAGGATTAAACCCGATGACGACGATGAGGAGCCAATAACAAAAGAAAAGCCTACTAAAAAAACGGCAAAAGAAGATGATCCTACAGAATGGCCTACTATAGTTACGCTAAATACTACCCGAGTATCTAGGGCTGCTCAATTTGGCGTATATATGGGGCAGAAACGGTATGTAAAAGGACGTAATCAGAACCAGGACGTAGCGTTAACGGTAGGTAATGCGGGTTCTTTTAATCTAAGATGGAGACAACCCCAGCCTCAAGCAGAGGTTTTAGAGGATTTAAATAATAACATTACTAATGATATTGCTATTACTAATAGTAACTTTAAGCCGTTCGACCCTGCTCCGGAGATTGACTATACGCGATATAACGTAAATATCGCATTTAGGACGGTTAATTACCCGAGCGTACTTATAAAAAGCATTAACTCTATTAACTCTAATGCTTTTCTATTAAATCATCTTTTAGAGACAGAAGACGATAACGGAAACCCTAGAATATTACATACAAAATTAGCCGTAGCTAAAAACACTATGAAACTGCAGGGGGTAGATATAACTCCAATGCAGGCAGACGGGGTAGGGTATTTTAGCGTCTCAGTAGACCTAGAAATAGATCCTCTCTACGGTTGGCGGTTAGATATACTAGACCGGGGGTACTCGGAGCTAGACGAAACCTTAGAGCCAGATGGTAGTTACGCTACTCCGGGTAAGACTAAAGTAATAACAGACGAGGCAGGCAACGCATTAAAAGAACCTACGTTATTAGATGGGCACGGCAAGCGGTTAAACCTAAATCAATTAGACGCAGTATATTTAACTTATGCTGTTTATCCCGAGATAGATTTTACAAACCTAAAAATCCATCAGCCGCAATTAATGAAAAATCTAAAGTAAAGGAATATAAACAATGGCAGATGTAATCTGGACAGGGGCAACAGATGGGGATTACGGTACGGCTACAAACTGGAGTACAGGTAGCGTTCCGGGAGCTGGTGATAATGTATTTTTTACCTCTGACTATAACGTAAGCGTCACTGCTGGATTAAATCAGAGTGCTACTACTATTGGTAATTTTACCGTAGACGGGTACACAGGAAAAATCGGCACTAAAAGCGGTTACCTCCAGATAGCTTTATCTGGAGTAGTTAACGTTAGAGGCTTAGATCAGATATACCTAAACATAGGCTCTAGTAACGTAGACGTAACCGTAACGGGCTCCGCATCAACTACCGGGACTCCTGGACTAATGCTTTTAGGATCTAATATAGATAATCTAAACATTACAGCAGGTAGCGTAGGCCTAGCCTATAACCCTGGAGAAACTGCTACGGCAGCTACGTTAAAGATTTTAGGAGGAGAGATAGAGGTAGGTACAGGAGTTACTATTACCTCTGCAAATATCCAGGGAGGCGGGTTAACTACAGACTCTAGCCTAACTACGCTAACTATCTACTCCGGTACAGCAGTGTTAAATAACTCCGCAGCCGTTACTACGGTTAATAGTAACGGAGGATCTATTACTTACAATAGCTCCGGTACGATAGGTACTCTAAACCTTTCCGGCTCTGTAGATTGCTCCGGCTCTCTGGTAGCCCGTACGATAACAACATTAGCCCCGGCAGCAGGCGGCTCTATAACGTACGATCCTAGCGTAGTTACAATTAGTAATAAATCCGCTCCTAGCCTGCCTATACAGGAGACGTATAGAGATGGCTTCTAGAGGCTACAGTTTAGACCGTAGCAGCGTAGAAAAGATAAAAGCAGACCATCTAACCCTAAAGCGCAGGCTACAGCATATAGAGAGCCTGTTTAAGTCTGGGCTAGTTGGAGAGTCTAAAGACTCGGAGATAGTCGCAAAGACGACGGAAATAATACCGGGCATAGATTCTAATAACAAGCTAGGCAGCGGTAAGGCTCAGATATACGAGCTCCAGCAGGAGAGCAGCCCCAGCCAAGACGCTAACGGTTACTACTATTACGATTACACGTATGCAGAGAGTAAGCGGGAGGAGATAAGGGTTTACAATGCCTCCGCAGTTCCCATAGCTACAGACTCATTTATTAAATGTAGCAGACACCATAAAACAGGCTTATTCTTAGTAGAGCCAGTACAGACGGCAGTAGGGCAGAGTAACGGAATTAGCGGCAGATCCGGGAGCACTGCAGGTACAGGCTCTGCTAGTCTCTATTACATATCCTCCGGCTCTCTGGTAGATACCGGAGAGGATGTTACGGTATATAATATTGCAGACTCTACCGTAGCAGCAGGCTCCTGGATAACGATTAAGCAAAATAGCTACGGCCTATGGGTAGTAGATATGGAGGCATGTGGTTAGTGACCCTATCCAAAATAAGCCCGGATTGCTCAGACTGTGATTGCTGCGAGTTATACGCTACGGACTTTTGCGAGCAGCTACGGCAGCATCCGTATTTAGCTTATCTAGGGGAGGAGTGGGAGGATGATACCTCTCTAGGTAGTAACTCCTGGACGATTAGAAATACTACGTCTGATTGTTACCCAATAACCTGCCCAGCCACTAACGTATTTGCCGAGGGAGTTTATAACGCTAACTTCCCAGATAGGAGAGCGTTATTTCAGCAACAAATGCCAGACCGGTACCATACGTTTTATGATGTAGAGCTAATGTATGATACTTCTATAACCTCATCGACCTACAACGTAGGCATAGAGCTCATAGTAGATTATGTAGATGATGATAACTGGCACGGCATTCAGGCTACTATGGATATTGCACATAGTACCGGTACGGCAGTTATATTTAATCTGCTAACTATGAACTCCGGCACACTAACAGTAGAGGAGATAGATTACCATACTCTACCCTCTGCGGTTTATGAGTGGAGAGGTACTATAGAGGTAGCCTTAAATACTTGCACCTCTGGCAGTTATATTTATCTATTCAGCAACGGAGTAATAGATATAACAATACCTATAACTGAGCATAACGGTAACCAGTTTGCTATGGCAGTTATGGGTAGCACTAATGCGGGAGGTAGCTTTTACGATTGCGACGGAGTAAGTAAATTTATACCTGAGCACGTCAGAGTGTACAGCGTTACGGTAAAGCGTAATGAGGAGGATTTAGCAGGCTGCGAAGATGTTAATTTAGTTTGTTGTAAATGCGGAATTCCGTTAGATCTAGATGTAACTTTCAGCGGCTTTTCAGACAGTGACTGCGGATTATGTGCAGCGGATTTAGACGGCACCTACAGTTTAGCTTACATTGGACAGATTGGCGGTTTCGATTGTACCTGGCTTTATACTTTTGATCCGTACAGTCGGCCACAATGTACGAAGGATAACCTACAGCTAACGCTAGTAGATATCGAGGTAAGACGAGAAACTGGTCAAAAGTGGTTTGTAGAGTTAAACGTGGAAATCCTAGAGACTGAGTTTATGGATTTTCAATCATGCCGGTTTTTATGGGAGTATGACGAGGGCATACCCCTATTATCTAATTGTGATTTAGACGGTACAGAAACATTTACTAGGCTAGTAGCTCCTACAGATTACACGGGGGGAGCCTGCGATGACTTTGGTACAGGATGGTTAAATCTAACTGACTTCTGCAGTACGGAGGGTACGGTAACAGTAGCAAATGGTTAATTGCATATTTAAGCAACAGGACAAACAGCCGGGGGTATACTGCGTTAACTGCGGTACTACTAAACCTAAGCCTACCCGCAGAAACTGCGGCCTAAAAAAGGGGCTAGGCGATACGATAGCAAGCGTAACTAAGAAAGTGGGTATAAAGCCCTGCGGAGGATGTAATAAGCGTAGAGCAGCAATGAATAACGCTAAGCCTACTCCTGCCTACCGAGATGCTAGGCTAATTTATACCTCTACTCTCGTACGTAAAACGGTAGACCTTTGTAGGATTCTACCGGCTAATCTAGATGGAGTCTGCGGAGTGCCCCGCAGCGGAATGATACCGGCTAGCGTTATAGCTACTCATTTACATTTACCTCTATACACTCTGCTAGATGGCGAGCCCCGAGCCGTAGGGCAGGGTAACCGGTTAGCCCCTGGTAAGAATAGTAGTAATATACTCTACGTAGATGATACCGTCATGAACGGGTACACGATGAAAAGGCTACAGGATCTGCGGGCTCCTACTGCGGCTATATTTGTTAACCCTAATGCCGAGCTACTACCAGACTTTAACCGAGAGACGCTAGAGCCTCCGCATTTTCTAGAGTGGAATTTGTTCAATAGCTTTTATACTGAGCGTATGGGGTTTGATATGGACGGAGTTATATGTACAGATATACTGCCGAGCCAGATAGGAAAGATAGAGCCAGAGCCTAGATACCTACCTAGAAACGCAGAGGTAACGATTATTACCGGTAGGCTGGAGGAGGCTAGGGCAGAAACAGAGGACTGGTTAAAGCGTTATGGGGTAAAGGTGAAGCGGCTTATAATGTATCCCGGATCTAACGCAGATAGAGCTAAGCCTAGAGCGATTAGTGATTATAAGGCGATGGAGTTTAGTAAGCTAGATTTAGACTGGTTTGTAGAATCTGATAAGCGACAAGCCCCTGAGATAGCTGAGCGTACAGGAGCCTGGGTTATTTGTACCGAGGACGGAAAGGTATACTAATGGTCGGACGTAAACGGCGATACCGTAAAGACGGGCAGTTTTACTACGAGGAGCGAGAGGCTCCTAAAGTAGAAAAAAAAGAGGAGCGTAGAGACTACAAAGTAACTAAAATAGACGCTAAAACCGAAAAGGCTAAAGCAGTAGCGAGTAAGCGTAAGTGGACTGCTATACTACTGATAGCCGTTATTATAGGGTTTGTTATTATTAAATTCGGAGGCTTTAAATTATGAAAAAGTGGTATCAGAGTAAAACTATCTGGGTTAACGTCATGGCATTTATTGTCAGTAGTTTAACTGCGTTAACTAATGGAGACTGGGTAGCAGACAATCCAGAGGCTGCGGCTATTGCAGGAGGAGTTATAGCGGCTCTCAATATTGTTTTACGTAAGATTACCGATAAGGAAATCGGCTAAATGACAACCACCACAACATTCACAGTATCCGCTAGCGCGGATGATGGGCAGGTGACAAAGTCGACATCGTCAGCATCTATTCCAACCTCAGGCTGGGGCAGTCCTAGTACGAGCAGCTCAAATATAATAGTAGGTGCCCAAGAAGATTACGATAACTGGCCGAATTACGCAACACACTATTTAGGCTTCTTTAGATTCCAGAATATTACTATCTCGCAAAGTGCAACGATTTCATCCGCGTACTTTAAGCCTTATAAATCGAGCTATGCATCTGTACCGTTAGTAGTTCATGGAATTGCTGCCGATAATGTTGCCGCACCCTCGGCAGGTGGCGAT